GACCTGCGAGACCTCGAGCGGCAGGTCGATATAGCCCGTGCTGTCGACGACGAACTCGCCGATGTAGAGGTCGCCGGTGATCGCCGTCACGCTCTGGCCGACATAGAGCGGAAACGGGCCGACGTGGCTTGTCGGCGAGCCGAACACGGCCGAGATGGCCGCGTCGAGCCGCCAGTCGTCGTCGAACACCTCGATGAAGTTGCGCCACGTCCCGGCGATATTGCGGCGGGTCAGCGTCCAGCCCTGGCGATCGACGATGCCGATACGCTGGAAGGTGCCGGCCGTGGTCCACAGCAGCCAGCCCCCGATGCTCTCTTTTTTCACCTTGGTCAGCACAGCGAGCGTGCCGTCGCTGTTGGTGACGTAGCAGATCGCCTGCTGGCTGCCGATGCCCTCCATCTGAGTGTCGAGCGACTTGGGGCTGCGTACGATGCCTTCGGCCATGAAGGTCATCGAATCGGCGGCGTAGCTCTCCACCCAGGTCCCGGTGGTGATCGCGAACTCGCGCACCGAGTTGGCGACACGGGTGACAAAAACTGTCGCCTGGTCGAAGCGGCGGGCCCGCGCCATCTTGATGCCGTAGCCCGACTGCTGCTTGACCGAGAAGTTGGCCGGCGTCAGCGCGTTCTGGCCGCCCCACGGAACGATGAACTCGCCGTGGCCGCAGAAGATCTGCAGGTTGCCCATCGACACCAGGGCGCGAATCTCGACGACGCGATCGGCATAGATCGTTTCCTTGATCGCCTCGCTGTCGAGGCCGGTGCCGAGGTCGAAGTTGAACGGCTGGTTGGTCTGGCTGAGCCACAGCGTATTCGGCAGGTCCCGCGTGCCGCCCAGCACCAGGCGCTGCTCGTGGAAGGCCGTCGTCTTGATCCAGCCGTGGATGCCGGAGCCGGGGATCGCCTCCTCGTCCCACTCGGGGTCTGGGCCGAGGTCTGGCGTCAGGTCGGGATGCGGCTTGATGCCTGGCGGGCGGACATAGACGTTCACCGTGGTCGCCGGCGCCGCACCCACCAGCGACACAATCGCCATCTGCTGGCCCTTGTAGCGGATGTTGGTGCCGACGTGACCGGCCGTGAAGTAGGCAACCGAGCAGGTCGCGGTGATGCCGGCGCCGGGGCCGGCTCCGCTCAGCTGGAGCGTCGAATCGGTCGGCGCGAACTTGTGGAACGGGCAAAGGAAGTTGGTGTTGCCATCGTAGGGGAAGGCGATGCCCTCGACCCGGAAATCGGTCGGCCCGTAGCGCTTGATCACAACCGTGGCGAAGTCCTGGTTGCTGATCAGCATGGTGTCGAGCGCCTGCGTGCAGCACAGCGCCGTGTTGGCAACGTGCGTCGCCGTCCACGGCAGGCCGGTCAGCGTCTGGGCAAAGGCGATCGCGTTCTTGTCCCAGATGTCGAGCCGGCCCTCGGACAGAAAGAACGTGTAGGCCTGCGTGCTCGAGAACACGAACTCCTCGACCTGGGCATCGGAGTAGGCGACCTCGCCGACCATGAAGGTGCCGGGCCGGCGCGTGACGCCGCCCTGCGGCAGCAGCTTGCAGTTCTCGATCGTCTTGGCGCTGTTCTGATAGCTCGGGTGGTCGACGCGGGCGTGCATGACCTGCGAGATGGCGCCGTTGGTGAAATTGCTCTGCAGCTTGCGGATCATGAGGTGAAGCCGCCCTGCACGCGGCGCTTCCGCTCGAACGCGCTCTGGCGCATCACCTTGGTCGTGACCTGCTGGCTGTCGCGGGTCTTGGCGCGGCTGAACTGCCGATCGGCGAGCTCGCCCATGCCCTTGATCTGCCCGGCATTGCGCGTCACCGCGCTGGCCAGCGCCTCGGCCAGCCGGAAGATCAGCAGCAGGGTGAACCACGGCGGCCAGAAGGCCTCGGCCACCCTGTACTGATAGGTGCAGATCACGACCTGATTGGCGTCGGTGTAGGCATAGAGCCGGCTGCCGTTGATGTCGTAGCGCACGCCCTCGAGACCGCCGCAGGTGATGCGCTCGATCGTGAAGGGCTGGCCATCCTCGAGCACCGGCAGATGGAAGGCTGTCTCGTAGCGGTCGAGCGGTGGGTCGGGATCGACCTCGAGCTGCTGCTGGCCGGTGCAATGGCGCCACGGATAGGCGGCCGTCACGTCGGCCAGGATGACCTCGTAGAGCTGGCTGGCGACGATGACCTCGGCGCGCTCCTGCTCGGCAAAGCTGGTGATCGGGTCCAGCCCCAGCATCACCGCGGCCCTTGACGCCACCTCCTGCGGGTTTTTGGGCAGCGGTTCCTGGGCCATCGCGACCTCGTCTTAAAAAAGGGGGCCGATCGCTGGCGCGTCGACCGGCCCCTATGTACGCCCCTCGTTGAAAGCCGCTAAGCGTAAGCTGCGCTGGAGAGGACGGTGACGGCGCCGGTGGCCTTGACCGATGTGGCGATCACCAGGTCGTAGAAACCTGTGCCGTCGTGGAGCTGGATGCGGTCGTTGAGCACCAGATCGTTTTGCATCGGTGAGAAGTAGTTGGCTGCGATCACCGTGGCGTGGGTATCCGCGGTGTCGTAGGACCAGTTCTTGCCGGCGCCGCCGGTGCCGATCAGCTGCATCTTGGAACGATCGAAAGCCATTGGGGAGTGTCCTTATGCTGGAGTGAGAACCGTGCGGCCTAGACCTTGAGGCTGCACTTGATGACGCCGAACGTGTCGATCATCACGGCGTTCATCTGCATCTTGTTCATCGCCCAGTAGGCCGCCCGCGTGCCTTCATAGGTGATCGTGCTGTTGACGTCCTCGCCGATGGCGTGGCCCACCGCGGAGCGATGGAACTGATAGTTGGTCGAGTTGGTGCCGCGGACGTAGCCCGAGAACGGCATCCACATGAAGCTCATCCAGCGCTTGGCCTGGGTCCCGAGCTTGTAGGGTAGGTCGTCCTCGCCGACGTACTGGCTGTTCGAGAACTGCACGATCCCCATGAGGCGGCCCCACTGTTCCCAGCCGACGAGCGCGAAGCGGTCGCCGTCGTCGGGCACGTTATTGTTGCCCATCGTGACCATGCTGGCGGTTGCCCAGGCGAGCGTGGCGCCGTTGGTGGTCTCGTCGTTGGTCGTGGTCGAGGCCGACAGCGCGTTGATGATCTGCTCGTCGGTCTTGCGGCCGAGAGCGAAGGCTCCGGCGCGCTGGCTGGCGAGCATCTCGTCGTGGTTGACGCGCAGCACGTCGAGGTCGTCGATGAAGTCGCCGGCGTACCAGTCCTCGAGCGTGACCGACACGTTGGTGTGATCGTTGTTCATCGGCGGGATGATGGCGTTGCGGGCCTTCTGGGTGGCCACGCCGGCGCCGTACTTCTGGAAGGTGGTCTTGTTCTTCACACCCGAGCGGGTGCGGCAGCAGGCGCGGAAGTGGCTGCCCTGCAGCTGGTAGGCTTCGTGCACGCCCTGCTCGAACTCCTGAACGAAGGCGACGTCGATTGTCGGGTTGGGCATCGGATGCTCCGTTGAATGAAAAGCCTGTGAGGCGGTTCATCCCGGAGCGGGCCAGCAGGTTGTCCGGACAATGCAACTCCACCGGAATTGCATTGCTCGGGCCGAGGTATGCAGCGGGGCCGTGGCTCGCTTATAGCCTTACGAGCGGCCGTTGTTCAACCGCTGGAAGCCGGCCCTGACCTTGTGAACGTAGGCCTGGTCGATCTTGCCGCCAACGCCGGAGTAGCGCGGATCGCGCATCATGGCCTTGAGCTCGTCGCGGCTGAACACCTCGCCCGGCAGCTCGGCCTTGTCCTCGCTGACCGGCGGCGAGCCCGCCACGGTCATGAGCTCCTCGACCGCTTTGATCATCCTGGCGGTCGCCGGCATGGTGGCGAAGGTGTTGTAGTTCTCCTTGCTGAGATTGCCCTTGAGCCAGCCGTCGACGCGGGCGTGGCGCGCATCGGCGTTGACGCCCAGCTGCTCGGCCTCGGCCGACCAGGCCGGCGCCGCGGCGATCATCTGGCCAACATAGCCCTGGATGATGCCGTCGATCTCGCTGTTCGGGATGTTGTAGCGGTGCGCCGTTTCCTTCAGCCAGTCCAGCATCGGGTCCTTGGTGTTGAGCTGGATCTCGCGGTCGCCGATCTTGAAGGTCTCGGCCACCTTGTAGTCGCCCGGCGTCGCCGGCCGCTGGCCGGTGAGCTCGTCCTCGATCTCCTTGCGCGCTTCGGCGCGGACTTCCTCGCGGCGGCGGAACTGGGCGCGCTCGAGCTCGCTGTAGCTTTGCAGCAGCTTGTTCTGGTCTAGCTTTCCGTCGACGAGGAACTTGTCGGGAATCTTCGGTCCTTGATCGCCCTTGCCAGCGCCATCGCCAGCACCAGCCTTACCGTCACCAGCTGCTCCGTCCTTCTTGACTGCTCCCTTGCCGTCACCGCCTCCAGCAGCCTGATCTCCAGCTCCCTTTCCATCAGCAGCAGCGCCTTTAGACGCGCCAGCCGCGGGCGAGCCAGACTGGCTGCCATCGCCGGCATTGCCGTCGCCGGCGCCGGACCCATCTCCGGCGCCGGCTCCTGCCTCTCCGTCGGGGGGTGCATGGCAGATCCTGAGTGGCGGGCCATTGAACGGAAACGACATCGGCCTCTCCTACTTGCGGAACATCTGCTGGCTGTAGTTGAGCTGGCGCTGCAGCGCGCCGATCGGCTGGCTCGGATCGAGGCGCAGGCTGGGCTGCTCGCCGGCATAGAGGCCCATGTTGCGGCTCGCGTTGGCGCTGTTCTTGACGTCCTTGGAGATGACGAGGCTGGCAGCGCCGCTCTCGCCCATCTTCTTCATCGGCCCGCGATGGCGCATCCCGCCGAACTGCGCGGCGCCCTGGCTCTGGCCGCCCGGTCCCTTGGCGCCGGAGGCGATTTTCTCTTTTGCGTGCAGGCCGGCACTGTTGCCGCCGCCACGAGCGCCGATCGCGCCACTCTCGCCCTTGCCCGAGGTGCCGATGCCCTTTTCCGCCGGATGCTGGCCCGAGCTCGAGCTGCCCGAGCGGATGCCGTCGGCGCCGGCGCCCAGGCCGGTGTCGAGGAACTTGCCCTGGGTGCCGGCATTGGCCTTGGCCTTGTCGAACGGGCCGCCCTTGGGCTGCATCGTCAGTCTGCCGCGCAGGTGCATGATCGCCTCCGAAAACAGGATTTACCCCTGAACTATTACTCTTTCTTGGGTACTTCTGCAGTTGCCGCCAGCACGGCGGCCATCGAGGCCGCCCGCACCAGCTTGATCGCGTCCTGGGCGAGCTCGTCGCGCTCGATCGTCTTGTGCATCAGGCCCTCGAGGCGGGTTATGAGCGCGCCGCTCAACGTCTTGATCTCGGCGACCTCGTCGAGATTCGACGGGTTGAAGGAAAAGCGGATGTGGCGCTGGGCGCTGCCGGAAATGACAACGTGGATGTCGCGCTCGATCGCTGCAGGCCGTTCGCTCATGTTTTTTCTCCAGTTTGAAAACGCTTGAGCATCAAACTCACGATCCAGCGCCGGCCCTCGAAGTGGAGCAGCTGCTCGGGCGTGATCGTGTGGTCGAAGCTCACGTTGATGGTCAGGTTCTTGAGGTAGCTGAGGATCTTCTGGCCGTCGTCCTCCTTGAACACCCTCCAGAACAGCTTGTTGAGCTCCTCCTCCATCTCCGGCTTGTACTCCCGGCCGTCCAGCGACTGCGGCCGCTGGATCTGCTCGCGGAGGCCGCCCTGAACCCGTGCACGTGCGCTCATTGCGTGGTCGCATTGACGAGACTATCGAAAACCGCGGTCGGATCGCCGCTGCCCGGCGCCTGGCCGCCCGCCATCTGGGCCTGGCCGGCGCCCTGCGCGCCCTTGGCGAGGATCGCGGCCACTTCCTCGTCGCTGTTGAGGAAGGAAAGAGAGACCCCGTTGCGCCGGGCCATCTCGGGCACCGCGGTCTGGCGCTTCATCAGCAGCGCCGACGTGCCGGCGCCGAAGAT